CCGGCGAGAAGCCTAACCGTTCCTGAACCAGGCGGTAAGGCGAGGGTTGTGACCACCACGTTGTGGTGGGTCATAACACTCCAACAGGGACTAGGGCATACGCTCCAATCCCTGTTAGCTCATCATCCCTCGGCTAAGTCGGGGCTGACGAGATCCGACCAGGCCTGGTTATACCTAGGGATGGCCGAAAGGGCTAGAGGTTTCCCTAAGGGATCCAAAGTCCTGTCATCTGACCTCGAAGAGGCAACAGATGCAACGCCCCCGGAGATTGCTGAGCAATTACTCGAGGGCTTTCTGGAGGGAATCCGTATTGGAGGGCCCCCAGTAGCCTGTGCTACTAGCATAGCTTGTAGTCACAGGGTAATAGTGATCGAGAAACTCGACACTATCTTCTTGAAGAAGCGAGGGATTTTGATGGGGGAACCCCTTACAAAATCCATCCTCACAATACTGAATCTCAGTTGTGAGGAACTCGCAATCCGAGAATATCTCAAATTACGAGATACGGAACCCGTTCAGGTTACCTGGCGGTGTTTCGCAGTTGCTGGTGATGACCACTCAGCAATTGGTCCTGAGGATTACTTGAAAAGAATCACTCAGAACCACTTGGAATTTGGATCTAAGATTTCAAAAACCAAGCATCGCATTTCTGACCACTATGTGGTCATGTGCGAGAAAGTCCTTTTAACAGATCCTCTGATAAAGGGCTTTAGCACTCGTGCAATCAACGAAAGCACTGAGGGCTATGAGGCAGGTCCCTTTGTGGATTCCATAAAGGTCCGCCTTTTGTCGCCGATCTCTAAGAGTTTCGACGTCAAAAACGATCGTAATATTGCGATCGGTAAAGCCATTTCTCTAGGTAAAACCTTGAGGTGGCTTAATCGGAAGTACTTTCCCAGTGACTGGGTTAAGAACGTCCGAAAGCGATTTTTCGCTAGAATGGGTGCGTACCTTCCTAAGGAAGGTACATCACTCTTCTATCAACTGCTCCTTCCAAGAGACTTGGGGGGTGTTGATTTGTGGATTGATGAGGATCTTCCTTATCTTTCCACTAGACTACCAGCTCCGACACGAGAGGTCCTTGCAGGACTTCACGCCGGTTTGGATGTCGAAAAGGAGTTGAGAATCCTTCAGGGATTTCCCTCAAACTCCTCATTCCGGGCATACTCTATGAGTTGTGACCGGGATTTGATAGCCCAGCAGATTGAATCTGTTGAGTTACCTAAGGCACACTTTTATCAAAAGGTGTCTGAACTGGTTCCAGATCTTAAAGATATGGGACCGGCTGTGCTAGTACGCGAGCTACGCTCGCGCGGCTGGTACATTCTGGA